GTTTTATCTTTCATAATGAAGATTATTGTTTTTAGAAATCTATCGTCCATGTGTTTGTAGCATACATTAATTTTAATTTAACCGATAACACAAAATCAGGTAGCCACCAATTAAAAACCCCCCATATTTAGTAATTCAGATCCAATAACCAACTAATTACAACCATAAATTTTATATCAATAAGTTATGCGTTATCATTAGTAATTTTCCGATAACTTAAAGGTTATCAGAAAGTTCGCTAATTGTTCTCCTTTTGTGATAATTTTGCAACACCTTGTATGTATGATCTGTTTTTTATGTGTGCAAGTTTCACCAAACATTCAATAAAATCAAGGTTTTTAAATACTTTTCTAAACATAAATAATGTTATTTACTCCAAGAAATTGACAATGGTTGTTCCTTATCACCCTTTAAAGTTAATGTTTCTGCCTGTTTACCATACTTTTTAGCACTTAATTTTGATGCACTCCATTGATTATGTGCAGTTATAATTTTATAAAGATTAACTAAGTTCTGAGCTGACTTGGGATCTACAAAACCATTCTCAATTTTAGACTCCAAATCTTTTCTTTTGTCTTCAAGTTCTGAAAGTTTTAAATCTATGCTTAATTCCTTAGACTTAACATAACGCATCATAAGGTTGTCATCGTTAATAAGTTCTTTTCTGAATGATTGCCAAGTATAATTAGTAATTATATTAAAAGTTTCTCTGATAGTCTTACCATCTGCAATAAGCTCTAAGATTTGATCTGCTAGTTTTTCGGTTAGTTTCTTTTTTCTTGGCATATTAGAATAATTCTAATTAATGACCTGGCAAGGTTTAAGAAAGGAAAGGGAAAGAACTCTCACCAGGTCTAGTTAATTAACTTAATAGGCTAAAAACAACTTAAAGAGGGAGCTAGTAGCCAGTTAATCTATTAACACAATATATGGTATATTACAAATCAAAAGGTTTTCTGATTGTGTTAAATGTTCGCTTGTCAAGTGTTAAGGGATTTTGTTTTAACTTTCCTGAAAAAATAAGTCTATCAATAATATTCTGGCAAGTCCATGAACCAAATTTTGCACCAGATACAATCCAATCCATTTGAGTCCAGGACAGCATACCATTGTTAAAATCATTCTGTATATTACTAATTATTTCAATCTTGTCTGTCATGCTATAGTCGTTTTTATAACTTAGCTGCAAAGGTTCATTATTATAATAGTATTTATCATTCATTATTTAATCTTTTTAAATCCTTTAAATCCCTTGTTATACATAGTGTTGTTATACATAGTATTGTTACTCTTAATACTAAGTAAATTATACTTAGTCTCTTGCTTATTTAATACTCTATCCCCTGAGTATTTTTTACTTACTCTAAGCTCATAATAGTTCGATGAGGCTTTCCTGTGGATAACTAAATAACCTTCTTTAATTAGCTCATTTTTGGCTTTTTGTAATGTGGATAAACAAATATCCAATTTTGTCAATAATGTGGCATTTCTTAAGTTCCTAAATTTAGGCGATAAATACCTTAAATATATAAATAAGGCTTTAGCCTCCTTGCTCAACCTCTCATCGATAATCAATTGATTTGGGACTTGGGTAAATCCTTTTGTAGTCATAAAATCCTTTCCTTTAAGGGTAAGTGTTTAATACTCAATCATATTATAATCAATAAGAACATTCAGCGAACATAAATATTTCTACAATCTTAGCTTATATAGTTGACAATATAGAACAGAAGTTATACAAGATAGTATGTTTAACGAATCAAGAAAGGAAATAAAAAACATGAAAAAACTAACACCAGCTGCACAAGTGGCAAAACTTTTAAAAACAAAATCTAAATCTTTAGGTTTAGAAGTTAAAGCAAGTTCAAAAAACTATACCGGAGGAGACTCAGTTACTATTAAAGTTCTGAAAGGTTCTGACAAATCTTTTAATGAACTTAAAGAATATTCAAGCCAATTCAAAGAAGGTCATTTTGATGGTATGTATGATATTTATGAATATTCAAATTCTAGAGATGACATTCCACAAACTAAATATTTATTCATTAATGATGATAGAGCAGTTCAAATATTAGAAAATTATGATGAAAATATATTTAGAACTGAAAAAAAATGGATGTGGTTTGATAATGAATTAAGATCATATGAATGGATTAAACAAATTAAGGATGAATTCAAAGATAATTGGCAAAAAGGTTTAGCAGATATTATGGAGGGTAAAATAGAAAAATACAAAGTTTTAACTGCATAGATCGAAACACCCTCATTTTTGGGGGTGTCTTAGGGTTAATCCCTAACTGATGAGATCATCAGAAACTAAAAGAAAGGTAATATGAAAAATACAATAATTAATTGGTTAGGTAATAAGAATTATAATCTTAACTGCAACATTGATGAATTAACAAAAAAAGGTTGGGAAAATTGCTCTTATCACCATGATTTAGCACCCTCTTATCTTGACAAAAGCAAAAAGTTTCAAGTTTTCTTTATAGATATAAATGACGAAGGAATGAAACATGAAAAGCAAGATAAAAAATTTGTTATTAATAGAATTGAAACTAACTTAGGTGAGGAAGTTTTAGAACATATAAAATCTACTAATAATTATGATGATATGATTGAAACAATTGAAAGTTATTATAAATAGGGGGATCAATGAAAGCTAAAGACTATAAATCAATAACAAACATTTTAGAGTCTAAGAATAAAGATAAGAAATTTTTTACCTTTATGGACTTTGAAGATGCAGAAATTAGAAAAAAGGAGGTTATTTTGCCTTTACCTAAAAAATACTTTAATAAGATAATTAAATTTATAAAGGGGGATAAATGAACTATGGATATTATGATACTTGGAATGAATATTTTATTGAATTTGTAGATAAAATTAAAAAGAGATGGCTCAAGAAAGATAAACAACAATTAAAAGAATTAGAACTGCAATCAAAAAAATTAGATATTGAAAGAGATATTGCTTATTCTAATTATAAAAAAATTGTTGATAAATGTGAAAAAGTTGAAAACAAAATATATAGATTAAATAAAAAATATACTTATTCAAAAAAAATAAAGGTTAAAAATCCTTATTATAAAAAGGAGGAAGTAATAGCAATATGATTAATAATATAAATAGTAAAAAAATAAAACTATTAAAATTTGATAGAGAAAAATGGAAAAAGAAACTTAATAGATTAAGCAAAGATGATTTAGTTGATGTTTTGCTAAATTATGAATTTGATCGTATTGCCAAAATAAACACATATAGATTAAGAAATACCAGAGAGGAAAATGCGTAATGATAAGAAATAAATTTGGTTTGCCTTTGATCTATGATTTTAATATAGCTTTAAGGGATAAAAGAAGAATAAAGAACTTAGAATATATGAAATGGAACTGTCCAAAAGGTTGGGAAAGTATTTGGAGCAAGAAATTAGACCAATTAAAAAAGAATATAAATGAAAGAAAAAATAAAACTCTCAACTAATATAGATAAAGAAAAACTAGCTATACAAACTTTCAAGAACATCATTGAGGGATCTAGGTCTATCAATGGTGTTACTTGGAATAGAATTAAAAACCTAAAACCAAAGGAACAAATATCATGCTTGAAACAATTATCGCAATAGAGATCGCATTACTTATTTTTTATTATGCAACAAACTAAAAATTGTTCTATGTGTAAAAAGACTAAGAGTCTTTTAGAATTTTGGTTTAGAAAAGATCAAAATAATTATAGAGCTAATTGTAAAGAATGTTGTTCTAAAGGAAGAAAAAAATATTATAAAAAGAATAAAAAAAAACTTCTAATTTGGCATAAAAAATATCGTTTAGATAATAAAGATAAAATTAATAAACAACAAAAAAAATACTATTATGAAAAAGATGGTGCAAAACAAAGAAGAATATGGAGAAGTAAAAATTTATTAAGAGAAAGAAAAACTGCTAAAAAATATAGATTAAACAACCCTGAAAAATTTACAAATTATAATAAAAAAAGATGGCAAAAAATTTTAAATAATCCAGAATTACATAAAGAAATTAATAGAAAAAAGAAAATACAAAATGCAAAACTTGAAAGAAAAATAAAACAACAAAAAGCATTTAAAAAACATTTTAAAAAAAATAGAGAATATTATAAATTAAAAAATAAAAAACATTATAATGATAATAAAATTTATTATCACTTAAAAACAATTAACAGAAAAAAATATGTTATTCAAAGAACTCCTAAATGGGCAAACCTAGAAAAAATTAAACAAATTTATTTAAAAAGAAAAAAGGGTTATCATGTAGATCACATTGTGCCTTTACAAGCTAAGAATGTTTCTGGACTTCATGTTGAAAATAACCTTCAATATTTGACCGCTAAACAAAATATAAGCAAAGGAAATAAATTTTTATGTTAAAAGTTTTAGATTTATTTAGTGGTATTGGTGGATTTTCATTAGGTTTAGAATCTACCGGACACTTTGAAACAATTGCTTTTTGTGAAAAAGACCAATTTTGTCAAAAGGTCTTGCAAAAAAATTTTAAAAACATACCAATTGAAGGAGATGTAAGAAATGTCAAAGGAGAAAAATACAAA